GGTCGAATGTTGCCTGGGTCTTGTTGACCAGGCTGATGCGTTTGAGTCTTCCCAGTGGGTTCTTGATGCCTTTGAGTACAGGATCTGCAATATAGATGAGCTTGTCGCTCTGGCAAGCGGTGATGTCCAGGCCCCAGGTGAGTGCGTTGCCGGTCTTGGTCAGCGACTGGTGCTCGCGCAGAATAGTCAGCTCATGGTTCTTTTGGATCAGCCACTGCTTGATCAGTGGGGCGGACATGGGCTTGGTCAGCATGATGAACACATGACAGCGCAAGGTGTTGTTGCTGATGTTCATGGAGCCTGACCATTGCAGGATGTACGAGACATCCTTTAATCCCAGGTGTTCCAGAATCATGTCAACGGTCACGTTGATCGTGGTCTGTACATCAGTTTCGAGTTTGGTGATGGGGTCGATTTGTTTTGTGGTGGAGGTGAACACAGGGTCGATGCCGTCAATGTCAAGGCAAAGAAACTCGGTGGTTGCGTTGCGGTCCGTTGAATCTCTGCGTGACTCATTGATCAGGTTGCGGGTGACCATGCCCTTGAGCAGGCAGTTGCCGAGCTTGGCGTGTTTGATGATGAGCTGTTCAAAAGCAGAAAGATCGGGGCAGTCTTCGATGATGGAAGTGACTTCCCAGACGTTGGGATATGAGGTCTTTTCGATGGTGCCATCACTGAGCTTGGTGTATGACTTTGTCAGCGCCACGGGCGCATTTAGGAAGGTCAATTTCATGATTTTGTGGCTTCAGATTTGGAAAAGGTGGAAACCTGAGTTTAGTCTAAATTAGACAGCAGATTCAGTGTAAGAGTGTAAACCCTGTTTTCATTGGTAAAACCACTCTCTACTTACACTTACACTTCTAAAGTTCAAATTAGTAAATAAATAAGTAGTAAATAGAAAATAGTTTTCTCTATAGGTAGGGGTACAGCCGGCCCCCGAGTGCTATTTTGTAAGTCCGTTAATTTGCCCTTAAAGGAAGACCAGGTAGGGGCTTGGCCCTACCTGGTCTTCGCGCTTAGCCGATGGTGCAGGCGACGCGCTTTTGGTTGCGCTCGTGATCGAGTGAAACTTGCGAACGAGTGTTCTCGAGTTCACCCACGTCACTGAACTTTTGCACGATCACTTTGTTCAAGGCCTCGGTGGCCTCGAACGCAGCTTCAGCCAGGTGGCCAAATGCGATCGGTTGTTTGTTCAGGCGTTTGGCGATGTCAGCGCGTGACCGGTCGATGGCACCGATGGCGAAGGTGGTGAGTTGACGCTGTTTGTTCTCGGGCAGCTGGTCGAAGCGATACGACTCGAGTGCGTAACGCTTGGCTGTGCGCAAGATTTCGAGGATCGTGGGCATGAGCGACTTGTTGTTCTCGACACGTGCAGCAGAGCTCAGTGCGTCTGCTTCCATGTACGAGGCATACAAGCGATTGGCTTTGGCTGTGTCACCACGTGCTTCGAGGTCAGCGATCTTGCGATAGTTGACACGTGTGCCCACGTCAGCGAGCTTGGCTTTCTCACCTTCCATTTGCTCACGCAGAGATTTCGACTTGTAGTCGCGATCGTCAGCAGATGCTGCATGTGCTGCAGCGTCGTGCCATTGGTCACGCACTGCGAGCAGGATGGCCAGCGTTTGCTCGTTGCCCTCGTTTTCGTACAGTGACTCATGGTCAAGGTCTTCAGCCACGGTTTGGCAGAATTCTTTGAATGCGTCTGGTTCGTCATGATCGATTTCGGTGTAGCGCTCGAACAGGACATTGCGTGCTTGGCTGATGCATGTAGCGTCGAGCATCCACGCCATGGATTCCATGACACGACTGTGCAGCGTGGGCTGAGAACCGAGCTTGTCTTCGAGCAGATCAATTGGATCGAAGAAAGCGTTGCCGGTGATGACGGAGCTGGGCAATGCTGCAGCGAGTGCAGTCATGGTGCCGGTGGGAACGATGCGGGGTTTGGACTCCTTGGTGGTTGGTGGGATACCTGCGACGATTGCGTCGACGAGGGCTTGGTTTTGGGCTGCGGTTGGTTTTGGCCATGATGTGCTTTCAGTTAAGGTTGTTTGAAGCGGACGCTTCCCACTGGGTACTGCGATACCCAGTAAGAATCGAACTTAGAGTTAAGAGTCAACGTCACAGTTATCTGTGATGAGGAAGCAGCAGTTGCTGAAGTCGTACTCTTCAGCCAGGTAGCGATGGGACGGAGAAGACGGTGCCGTCTCCGATTCAACCTGACCTGTGAGCTCGTCGCGCTCGATCATGTTGTGGCGTTGCAGGAAGCGCACAGCTTCAATGGCTTGAGCGTTAGAGCCACGTGCAGCGAATTGGGAATAGGTGCGATGAAGGGACATGGAAGACTCCAAGAGTTGATGACAAGAGGGATGACCGAAGCAGCTGAGGAACGAAGCTGTGGTGTAAATGAGACAGAATCTAACGGAGCTCTTTAAACGAGCTTAGAGCGCACATCGAAGTAGCCTGGTACATAGGTACCGGCCTCGACGTGACCGTACAGCCAGCGGGCTCCTGATAGGGTCAGTGAGCATGTCATGGCGCCTACTGTCGCAACCATCACGCCACTGAAGGTACCCCAGTGGATCAGCATAAGAGCCGTGAAGATCATAACGTCAAGTAATAAAGGATTTGACAGCATAGCCATGCGCCATTTCCAGTTCATCTTGACAAGAGTTACGAGTAGGCCAAGGCCCACGACAACACCCATTTCAATCATGATGCACACACTTTCTTGGAGTTGAAGAAACTGTTTATATAGTTTTTAGCCTCGGAGTACCGAGCGTCGATCTTCTCGGAAATGACCTCGAGGTGAGCGCCGATGCCGGCGAAGAAGCTCGCCAAGATGACGAGCAACATGCCGAGCACGTAGACGGTAGAGGCGAGGAAGGCTGAGCCAGTGAGCACCATCGCACCGATCATGAGGTAGGCGATGAGCTGCATGCCGACGTAGCCGATGCCTGCGGACACGACTGCCGAGGCAATCCATGCGCACAAGATGCGCGTGCCGCTGGGCATGGAGCCCATCATTGCGTTGAAGTCAAAGCTGGGCTCTTGGGTCTCGACGAACGGTGTGTCGATGATGGTAGCTTTGCGTGTGGTTTTGGTAGCCATGGTAGTTTCCTTGGGTTGGTTGTTGAAGCGAAATGCTTCGTACTGCGCAGCACGCTACGCAGTGTCGAAGAACTTAGCCGCGCCACGCGAGCATGACGCCGATGAGGGCGTAAGTCGCGATGGTCATGACGATGTACGCAGTCTCTTGGAGTGCGTGTTTTGTGTGAATGGACATGAAAGTCTCCTAAGTTGATGAACGATAAAGATGACCGACGAAGCCGAGGAACGAGGCTTCAGCTGATACAACGCGACACGGCCCTGTTGCCAGTGCGTGTCTTCTCCCACACGCTGCCGTCGCACTTGGTGAAGCGTGTGACGATGGGCGTGATGGTGTGGGGCGTAGCCACTGTGCGTGTTGAGTCACGCAGTTCGCGGTAGCACTGACGTGCAGTAGCGAGGCTAGCCTCGAGCTCGGCGATGCGTACGTTGGCATGCATGAGCTGGGTGGTGAGTGTTTGCTTAGCCATGATGGGCTCCTTTGTGGGTTGATGAAAAACTGACAAAGAAGATGACTGACTAAGCCGAGGTACGAGGCTTAGGGTCCCCTTTGGCCCCGGACCGAGGACCGAATCCGAAGTGCCTACCCCGAAGTTCGAGGTAGGGAGGGGAGACTCACGACGCCGTTTCTGTTTTTATTTGCTAGAAATTCCCTACGAAAACTATAGTCTAATATCTATGTTAGAATCCGAAGTATGCAAAACAAGACATGCCCGCGCTGCCAGGCCACTCAGCCACTTACCTCCTTCAACCGCCGTGCCAAATCGCCCGACGGCTACGAAGCCGCGTGTAGAGAGTGCAGCAACCTTGCCAAATGGGCTAAGTACCAGGGCGACCCAGCCGAGCGTGCAGCCACACTCGCACGCGTCAAGGCAAACAAGCGCGCCCGGTTTGAGCGTGACCCGGCATATAAGCGAGCTTTTAATCTCTGGGGCACGACAAAGCGACGGACCAAAATCCCTGCTTGGGTGGTCATCACCGATTTCGTCCCGGTCTGCCGCGAGGCCTTGGCGGCAGGACCTGCGTTTGAGCTTGACCACGTCATCCCGCTGAAAGGCAAGTTGGTGAGCGGGCTCCACGTCCCATCAAACCTGCGGGTCGTGCCCCGAGTTGTCAATCAGGCGAAGCAGAACAAGTTCGACCCTGAGATCGAAGCTCTAAGTTAGAATCCGCCGCATGACCGCGCGCGCAAACACTCCGTCCTCCAACGCCACGATGGCCAAGCGTGCCGACACCACGCCCAAAGCCACCAGGGCCAAGCGCGGAGTGAATAAGGGCCAAGCCCTCACCGCCCGGTCACGCGGCACCGACACGAGCAACCTCTCGGCCGAAGAAATGGCCGAGGTGATCAGCCCCGACAAGCCACTCACCGAAAAACAGCGGCTGTTTGTTCAGTATTGGGCGCAGGGTGACTCGATTCCCGGCGCCAGTAGACGCGCCGGGTACAACGACAGCGCCGCGATCGCCTACCGCATGGTCAAGATGCCCAATGTGCTCGCCCTCAAGGCCAAGTACGAGGCTGAGTGGCAGGAAACTGGTCAGATGACACGCCAGAAGGTGATGGACGGCATGCTGGAGGCCATTGAGATGGCGAGGCTGATGTCCGAGCCCGCCTCGATGGTCGCTGGCTGGCGCGAAATCGGCAAGATTTGCGGCTATTACGCTCCGGTGGAGCACAAAGTGAAGGTCGACGTCACAGGGAATCTCGTTTTGGACCGCATGAACAGCCTGAGCGACGCCGAACTGCTCAAAATCATCAGTGGGGGCGCGAATGCCCCGCTGCCGGAGCTGTCGGCATGAACGACTGTGGCGTTTACCAGATTGAGCACCTCGCCTCGGGCAAAAAGTATGTCGGCAGCGCGGTCAGGGTTCGCCGCAGGCTATCAAAACACAAAACAGACCTTCGTGGGGGCTATCACCACAGCCAAAAGCTCCAACGTGCGTGGGCGAAGTACGGCGAAGACGCTTTTGTGTTCACTGTGCTCGAAGAAGTGCCGGATGAAGCGCGACTTTTAGTGCGCGAACAGCACTGGATCGACAAGCTCGGCACGCTGACCAATGGGTTCAACATCTGCCCTGTGGCGGGCAGCTGTCGTGGGCGTGAGCTCACACCTGAGCACCGCGTGAGGCTCTCAGCCTCGCTCAAGGGGCGCAAACGTCCACCAGAAGACCACGCCAGTCTGCTCGGGACAGCAAGATCAGCGGAGACACGCGCCCGGATATCTGCGGCAAAGAGGGGCAGGCCCATAAGCGCCGAGACACTCGCGCAGCGGTCCGCGTCCATGCGCAAGGCGTGGGCAACCCGCCGTGCCAATCAGGCTGCCATCACATGAAGACACCCACCCCCGCCGAGATTGAGCTGGCTTCCAGGCTGGTTTCCCGCCGCCGCCTGCTCCCCTTCGTCCAGCGCATCAATCCCAGGTACAAAGCAGGCTGGGTCCATGAAGACATTTGCCGGCGGCTTGAAAAGTTCAGCGAAGAGGTAACAGCAGGGCTCTCGCCCAGGCTCATGATCCTGATGCCCCCGCGGAGCGGGAAGTCGGAGCTATGCTCCAGGTCGTTCCCACCATGGCATATGGGTAAGAACCCGGACCATGAGATCATTGCCAGCTCATATAACGTCAGTTTGGCCATGACCTTCTCGAAGAAAGTCAAGGAGGTGCTCGAAGACCCGGCGTTTCACCCTGTGTTCGACATCCGGCTGAATCCGAACAACCAGAGCGCAGAAGAGTGGGGCCTGGACGGCACGCGTGGCGGCTACGTCGCAGCCGGCGTCGGGGGCGGCATCACCGGCAAAGGGTGCCACATCCTGATCATCGACGATCCCCTGAAGAACGCAGAAGAGGCTGACAGCGCGGACACGCGAGAAAAGCTCATGGACTGGTACGGCTCTACCGCCTACACCCGCCTCGCTCCCGGCGGCGGGGTGCTGGTCATTCAGACCTGCTGGCATGACTCAGACCTGGCCGGCCAGCTGCAGGAGGCCATGAAGGACCCGGAAGCCGACCAGTTTATTGTCGTCAAATACCCCGCCATCGCTGAGCATGACGAGTGGTATGACCCGGTCTCGGACTTGATTGTTGAGGATGAGCCGCACCACCCTGATCAGATTTTGTACCGCCGCAAGGGCGAAGCCCTCCACCCCGAGCGCTACGACCTGGACAAGCTCAACCAGATCAAGCGCACCATCAGCCCGCGGTTCTGGTCGGCCCTGTACCAGCAGAACCCGGTGCCCGACGACGGGGCGTACTTCCTCAAAGAGAACTTCAGGCGCGGCGCGCGCCCACAGGTCGCCCGCTCAAACGTCTACATCGCGTGGGACTTCGCCATCAGTGAAAAGAAGCAGAACGACTACACGGTGGGCACCGTGGTGCTGCAGGACGACGACGACGTGCTGCACGTGGCTGACCAGGTGAGGTTCAAGAGCGGCGACGCGATGTTCATCTGTGACGCAATCTTAGATCTAAGTAAGAAATGGTATAGTCCAGGCCAGCAGCTCGGCTTTGAAGACGGCCAGATCTATCGCGCAATCGAATCCATATTGAAGAAGAGGATGAGAGAAAAGCTCGTTTACCCCTCCATCACGGTCCTGAAGCCCATCACGGACAAACTTGCTCGCGCTCGCCCGCTCCAGGGCCGGATGCAGCAGGGGATGGTGTCGTTCAACAGCAACCCGGAAGAAGCTCCGTGGTACGACAGCTGCCGCCTCGAGATGCTCCGCTTCCCAGCGGGCGCGCACGACGACCAGGTGGACAGCCTGAGCTGGGCCACCCTGATGGCCATCGGCCGCCAGCCGCCGCAGAAGATCAAGCAAAAAGAGCCTGAGTCATGGCGCGACAAGCTCAACCACAAAGGCGCTGGCTCATTCATGAGCGCGTGAACACATGTCCTGCCCCAAATTCATCGTCGACTCCTTTGCTGTCCGCACGGCGGCGCATCTCTTACATCTAAGTTCGACCAATTACGCCCAGCATGTGGCGCTGGCTGACTTCTACACCTCCCTCGTCGGCCTGATCGACCGCTATGCCGAGGCCTACATGGCCATGGACGGGCAGATCAAGAGCTGGCCCTCCCCATCCAAGATCGAAGCCGTCGGCCCGGTCTCGCTGCTCGAGAACTATCTCGAGACCGTGCAGGCAGAGCAGGGTGAGGACGAGAGCGAGGCCCTGGAGAACATCCTGGCCGAGATCGAAGAGCTCACCATGGGCTCGATTTACAAGTTGAGGTTCCTGAAATGAACCACAACCTCCTGACCCACATGCTGTTCGTCGACGCGATCGTCGGCGTCGGCTTCCCCAGCCCCCAGGTAGCTGAGCACGCCGTCAAAGGTGGCCTGGCTACCGCAACTGGCACCCAGCACAACGAGAGCTGGGCCTGGACCCGCACCGCACTGGACGAGCTCGACTTACCCACATTGCAGGACCTGTACACAGGCCTGAAGCTCCACGAGGTGACCTATGCCAACTAAAGAAGCTAAGGCGCTGTACGACCGGGAATACCGGGCAAAGAACAAGGCCCGGATCGCTGAGGCCAAGCGGGCTGAACCCCCGGGGAAGCAGGCGGCCCGCTCAAAGAAGTGGGCGGGGCTGAACCCCGAGAAAGCCGCTGCTGCGAAGAGGGCGTACCGGGAGCGCAACTATGCGGCCCCGGCCCCCCGCGAACTGACACCCCCAGAGGTACTGGCGGAGCGTGCCAGAGTGCGAGCCCGAGCATGGAGCGCAGCTAATCCTCAGCGCAAAGCGGAAGCATCGCGCGCCTACCAGGTGGCTAACCGCGAGGCGATCAAGTCCGCGAACAAGGCCAGGTACGACGCGAACAAGGAGGCCCGGTGCGAGTATTCCCGCGCCTGGGCCCAGGCAAACCCCGAGCGCGCAGCAGCTACACGCAAAGCGTACCGACAGGACAACCCAGAGATCGTCGCAGCGGCCCTATTGAGGCGCAAGCGACGCGTGGAGCGAGCGACCCCACCGTGGGCCGACAACAGCGTGATCAGGCAGATCTACATGGACGCACGAGCGAGCGGCATGGACGTCGACCACGTCATCCCGATCAAAGGCAAGCTGGTAAGCGGGCTTCATGTGGAGACAAACCTCCAACTGCTCACTCCGGGCGAGAACAAGCGCAAAAACAACAAGTTCCTTACGGAGGCCCAGCATGCCCATTAATTCAGAGCGCGCTTATTCCGTCTGGATGAGGTACGCACGTGTTCGTGATGACGGGCACAGCAAGTACGTCGCCAAGGCCGACATGTGCGAGAAGTTCTTCGCCGGTGACCAG